ACGCCGCCGCCCGTCCATCCGCAGAACCGGAGGCCGTTGCAGCGCTCAAAGGCGGCGATATCAGTACGCATAAGCAGTACAAGGAGCTGGAGGCCCAGCTGAAAGCCGAACGCGAGGCGCGGGAGAAAGCAGAACATGAGACCGAACTGGAACGTAAGGAACGCGAGGACGCGCATGCCGCTGCGCTGAGGTATAAGGCAGAAGCAGACCGGCGGGCACAGGATCAGAACAGGCTGGAGGGGCTTGTGCAGACTGTCACCCATGAGCGCGACGGCGCCCGTCAGGCATTGGCAGCCGCCAAGCTGCGAGGCGACAAGTTGAAAGAGGAAAACGATGCGCTGCGTGAGCAGCCGATCCGGGGCGATTTTGCTGACGCCGACGAAATCGACAGACGCGCCCAGGAAAAGGCCGAAGCGATGACGGCGGAATACCGCGACCAGATCGCCGAGCTGCAGGACCGTGCGGAAACGGGCGACGCAAATGCCTGCTACGACCAGGTGATCCTGGCCAGCCGCGCGCTGGAAAACGCCTGGACCCTCGCAAAATCCGCATACAAGCGTTTGCCGGCAGGCATGCGCGCATATCCGCGCGAAATGCTGCACAATGCCTTTGCCAAATTCGAGGAGGAATTGAAATGCCTGTAAAGATCATCGAGCTGGAAGCTGAAAATATAAAGCGCGTCAAGGCCGTTCAGATCGTACCGGCACTCAACGGCCTGACCATTATCGGCGGCGATAACAACCAGGGGAAAACGAGCGTTCTGGACGCCATCGCCTGGGCGCTGGGCGGAGACAAATACCGCCCGGAGGCGGCGCAGCGCGAAGGCGCCAACACGCCGCCCCGTCTGCATGTCAATCTCTCCAATGGGCTGGTCGTCGAGCGGCGCGGGAAAAACAGTGCGCTGACGGTGTCCGACCCGTCCGGCCGTAAGGGCGGCCAGCAGCTGCTGAACGAGTTCGTGGAACAGCTGGCGCTCGACCTGCCACGCTTCATGAATATGAACGACCGGGAAAAGGCCGACACGCTTCTGAAGATCATCGGCGTCGGAGACCGTCTTGCGGCATTCGACCGGGAGATCCGCGCGCTGTACGACCGCCGCACCACCATTGGGCAGATCGCAGAACAGAAAAAACATTTTGCCGAGGAGCAGGTGGAATACCACGATGCTCCGGATGAGCCGGTCAGTGTATCCGAGCTGATCCGCAGCCAACAAGAGATACTGGCCCGCAACGGCGAAAATCAGCGCAAGCGTGAACGCGCGGCGCAGCTGGCGCAGCATGTAAAGGATCTGCAGGAGCGTGTGGACAGCCTGGCCGCTCAGCTGCAGCAGGCAAGCGAACAGTGCGCCAATGCGATGAAAGACCTGGAGACTGCTCAAAAATCCGCTGAGGACCTGCAGGACGAAAGCACGGCGGAACTGGAAGCCAGTATCCGAGACGCCGAGGAGATCAACCGGAAAGTCCGCGCCAACCTCGACAAGGCACGCGCTGAAGATGAAGCGCGGAGTTATGCCGACCAGTACAAAGCGCTGACGGATTCCATTGATGCCAAGCGGCAGGAACGCCGCGCCCTTCTGGACGGCGCCGACCTCCCTTTGCCGGGGCTCTCCGTGGACGACGGCGCGCTCACTTATCAGGGCAAGCGCTGGGGCGATATGTCGGGTTCTGACCAGCTGCGCGTGGCAACGGCCATCGTGCGCAAGCTCAACCCGGAATGCGGCTTTGTGCTGCTGGACAAGCTGGAGCAAATGGATCTGCGGACGCTGACCGATTTCGGCAGCTGGCTGGCGTCGGAGGGCCTTCAGGCCATCGCAACGCGGGTATCCACCGGCGGCGAGTGCCAGATCATCATAGAGGATGGGCGCGTGCAGGGCGCAGATATCACGCCTGCACCGCAGCCCAGACAATGGACGAAGGGAGCATTTTAAATGGGCAGCTATACAGTTTCATCCGGCGTC